TTTCCTGGAGGTTATGTTGAGCATGTAAATCGCGTTGTACGTTGTGCTCTTAAACAAGCATCTTTATGGGGTGAAGAAGGCTGTGATATGTCTACTTTTACTACTGAAGAGCTTGTTTTTTCTGCTATTAATCATGACTTAGGTAAAATGGGAGATGAACATGAAGAATCATACATCCCCCAGGATGATAAATGGAGACGTGATAAATTAGGTGAAGATTATAAATTCAATACCAAAGTACCATTCGCTTCTGTCCCAGATCGAGGATTGTTTATGCTTCAATCACACGGTATTCAGTATACATTTAATGAAATGGTAGCTATCCAAACTCATGATGGTTTGTATGATGATGCAAATACTAAATATCTTAAATCATTCATGCCAGAGCAAAAACCACGTACTGCATTACCATTTATAGTACATCAAGCAGACCTAATGGCTGCAAGAATTGAATTTGAACGTGAATGGTTACCGAAATTTAAAAATCCCGTGACATCCACAAAAGAAAATTTTACATTAACGAGCAAGCCTAAAGCTATTGCTAGTAAGCAAAATAAAGCTCTAGGTTCAATAAAAAGTGAAGGTTTAAAGAATTTATTAGATAACTTATGATACTAACTATTGTTATTATTTTCTTATCAGTTTTAGTCGTAGTCTTAGGATATACGACTTTTAACCTTCTACGTAAAATAGAGAAGCAAGAAGACATTTTGTCTAGCTATCTAACATACTTAGATAGAATTTCCCGAGTAATAGAGGTTTCAGATAAAAAGCTAAAGACCATAGACGCAAAAGGTACCTTTAGCAGTGACGACGAAGTAGGTTTTTTCTTTCAACAAATCAAAGGGTTACAAGACATCTTGAATGAGTTCACTCTCAAGAAAATCAAATAACCCACTATGCCTAGAAAAGCTAAGAGTAAAAACTACTTCACTCAAGATACAGAAGATGCTATTGTAAGATATAATAATGAACCTGATTCTAAGGTTCGTTCTAAAATTTATGAGCGTGAAATTCATTATGCTTTCTTTAAATTAACAGAAAATATAATCCACACTTTTAAATTTTACTATACAGAAGTAGATGATATAGAACATCTACAGCATGAAGTAATTACTTTTTTATTATCTAAAATTCATTTATTTGATCCATCTAGAGGGGCCAAAGCATATTCTTATTTTGGTACTATAGCTAAACGTTATTTAATTCTTCAAAACCAGAAAAATTATAAAAAGCGTATAGATAAAGCCCCAGTAGATGAGTTATTTAAAGATGATACTCATTCTTATAATTTAGATGATCCAGATCCAGCAAACCTACCAATAAACCAATTCCTCAGTTTATATGTAGAGTATTGTACTGAAAATTTAGAAAAGTTATTTCCAAAAAAACATGATGCCCAAGTAGCAGATGCTATTTTAGAATTATTTCGTAAACGAGAGGATATAGATATTTTTAATAAAAAAGCACTTTACATTTACATACGAGAAATGGTAGATGTAAAAACTCCTAAAATTACTAAAATAGCTAATCAGCTATATGGTATATTCAAAGATAATTATATATTTTTCCTTGACAATGGGTATGTAGAATTTGAATAGTTTATATTTATAACCAAATAAAACGTATAAATATGAGCCAACAATTCGAAAAATTAGTCTTTGGAAAGAAAAAATTCGCCGATTTACTCGAAGAAATTTACACTAACCAAAAGCGACGCGAAGCGCAAGTAACTGCGCTTATTTCCGAATTAAAACCGATGGTTACCGACATAGGTGACGCAACATTAATTGTACCTTTAATTAAGGAATACATGGAAATTGGCGTAAAAAATGACGATGCTTTAATTAAAATGGCTACGTTAGTACAACGAGCTCTTAATTCTTCTAATGAAGAAGGTGGTTTAGGAATTTCTGATGAAGAAAAACAACAGCTACTTGAAGAAATGGAGAAGCTACAAAGCAAGTAATTATGGCAAATCCATTTGCTCAATCTTATAATGGTACATCCCAATCTTCTGAAACAACCAAATCAGCAAGAGTAATTAGTATTATTTTAGATGATACTCATCCTTTATTTAATGATTTTGGGCAATGGGATTCTATAGGAACTATTTTTTATGATAGTGTAGAATCTCCTACACCATACCTACCAGTAAAAGATCCTCAAAGTGAAGCCTTATCATATTACCCTACAGCAAAACCTTTATTCCCACAATATAAAGCATTACCTCTTATTAATGAGGTAGTTGTTTTAGTAGAGGGTCCTTCTTTAGATTCTGTAACCTCAACAAGTGCTAAAAATGAATATTATATAAGTGTTGTTAATCTTTGGAATAGCCAACAACAAAATGTACTCCCAGATCAAATTTACAACCAATATCTTTCAAATAATCAAACTAAAACTACCCAAGAAGTAGAAGCAGGATCTCCACAAATTGAAAATTCTTCGGATTTAACTGTTAATATTGGGAATACATTTGTAACTAAAAAATATATTTATCCTTTAAGACCCTATGAAGGAGATGTAATACAAGAAGGAAGATGGGGTAATAGTATCCGTTTAGGAAGTACTGTAACAGGTAGTGGTAATCTTTGGTCTAATACGGGTAGTAATGGAGATCCAATCACATTAATAAGAAATGGTCAATATGGTATTATTCAAGATCCTGGAGAATATATTTTAGAAGATATTAATCTAGATGATTCATCTATCTATCTAACATCTAATCAACAAATACCTATTGAATCAGCAAGTTCAAATGATTATTTAAGTTATTCATCTAATCCTCCTACATTACCTAGTGAATATGCTGGAAAACAAATAATACTAAATTCGGGACGTTTAGTTTTTAACTCTTATTTAGATCATATATTATTATCATCTCAAAAATCAATAAACCTAAACTCTCAACTTTCAGTTAATATTGATGCTCGTTCAGAATTTGTAGTTCAAACACCTTCTGTATATTTAGGAGATACTCAAAATGCTCAACCTTTAGTTTTAGGAAATGACTTAGTAGATTTATTAACTGATTTAGTTAGTGATATAGATTCCCTAGCAACTTCATTAAGTAATCAAATTAATGGTCCTGATGGAACACCATTAGCACCTACTTCATTTACAGCCCAATTAATTAGTGCAAAAATTCCTGAATATAAAACAAGAATTTTAAATACATTATCTAACACTTCAAATACTGTATAATGGCTATTTTTAAAATAGAAGATAAAGGACCTGAAATTGCTGAAATACAGAGATTATTAGGTATAGAGGCTAATGGAGATTTTGACCCCATTACTCAAAGAGCTGTTATAAGGTTTCAAGAGGAAAATAATCTTTTATTTGAATCAGGAGAAGTAGGCCCTACTACTTTACGAGTTTTAAGAGCTAACCCAAATCAAATTTTTTTAGAATCAAAAGATCTTAACCCAATTACTGTAAGAGAACAAAGAAATCAAGATCTTGTTAACAAACAATCATCTATTCCTTCAGTAGATATTTCTCCCAGTCAAATAAACGATAATGCTCCAGAAGATGCTAAACCTCAAGGATTACAAAGATTAGGTAAACTTATAGTAAATTTAGTCCTTAAACTAAAGGATTTCTTTTTACCTCAATTAACAGCATTACTTTTAGAATATGGAATTGATCAATTAGAAAGTGCTTTAGATAGAGATGAATTAAGCCCTGAAGAGTTAAAAGAAAGATTTTGTCCTACACCTGAAAGATTAGAAGCTTTAATATTACAAAGAAATAATTTAGCAGACGTACTAAATAATACAGGAGCCCAATTAGATACTATCTCAGCTGGAGTTAACTTTTCAGGCCAATTTGCAGAATTACTACAAGCTTTAGTTAGTGGGTTAAAAGGAGCTGAATTTGTTCTAAATCAAGCTGCTAAATTAATTCCACTTATACCTGGAGCTATAGTTTCAGCAGTAAATGATTTAGGTACAATTGCAAATACAACTCTACTATTACCTGATGGAACACCTGTTATTCCTAAAATTAAATCCATAGTAACATCAGTTGCTCCTACTTTTGCATTAATTCAACAAGTTATACTTCAATGTGTTACTCTTTTAGATCAATTAGATGAATTAATTTTATTATGTGACCCAAATGCTACTTTAACAGGTACATCAGATACTATAGATGGTATTGTTGAAACTCAATTAATAGCTGAGAATACAGAAACAGGAAATACTTATAAAGGATTTGTTTTGGAAATTGAAACAAGAGCCTTTACTCCTAGAGTAGACCAAAGTAGAGCGGTAGGTAAAAATAATCAAGGAATTGTTTTAGTCACTACAGATTATTCATTTGCCTCTGATCCCAATGTCTTAATAGATGAGATTAAATTTATTATTGACAGAGATAATTTAAAAGCATACTAATTTAATATTTATAATAAAAAAGCATATGAAAGCTTCGGAATTTAAAACAATCATAAAAGAATCAGTACGAGAAGTCATTCAAGAAGAATTAAGAGAAATTCTTTTAGAAGCCGTTCGTGCACCTAAAACTACAGTAGTATCAGAAACTACTACTCCAACAAATACACAATCAACCCCATCAGGACAAGCTAAAACACATGGTGAAAGACAACAAATGTTTGAAAGCATTATGGGAGATATGCAAATGGGTAAAAGAGGTCAAGAAGAACTTTCGTTTACTTCTGCAGATGCTCAAGGAGGTTATAACCCAAGAGCAACACCAGGTGCTGATTTAGCCCCAGGTAATGTAGGTTTAGACCAAATTATGGGTTTAATGAAAGGTAAATAATGGCGTATCGTATAGCAAATAAATTTCCAATTGATACTAAAGCTGGAAGAGCTGTTGGTGTAAGTATTCCATTCTCTGCACCATGGGTTTTTAATTCTACGTTTCAAACTAAAGATGCTATACGAACTAATTTAGTTAATTTTTTCTTAACTAATAATAATGAAAGAGTATTTAAACCTGCATTTGGTGGGAATTTAAGAACATTTATATTTGAATCAATAACTAGAGGTACAACAGAATCTATTAAAGAAAGTATACAAGATGATGTTACTAAATTTTTCCCCCAAGTATTAATTAAAAAAATAGAAATCCTTTCATCAGAAGATTTTAATACTATAAATGTAATATTATCATACGAAGTAGTTAATTTTGGAATTAACGATGAACTAAATTTAACATTCGAACAATAAAATGGCTGATAACAGAGACATAAAATATCTTAATAAAGATTTTACTACTTTTAGAGCTAGGTTAATAGATTATACTAAAACCTATTTCCCTAATACTTATAATGATTTTACAGAATCATCACCTGGTATGATGTTCTTAGAAATGTCTGCTTATGTAGGTGATGTTTTAGCATTTTATATGGACAATCAAATTCAAGAGAATTTTGTTCAATTTGCTAGAGAAGAAAATAACTTGCTTACCTTAAGTTATATGATGGGTTATACCCCTAAAGTAACAACAGCTGCAAGTACAGACATTTCATTTTATCAAATAGTCCCTGCAAACGCAGCATTTTCTCCGGATTATACCTATGCTTTAGATATACCAGAAAATACACAAATTTCATCTAATGCTAATACTTCAATAGCGTTTTTAACTGAAACTAGGTGTGATTTCTCACTTTCAAGTTCATTAGACCCAACAGAAGTTTCAGTCTATTCAGTAGCAGGTTCTAATCCAGCATATTATCTTTTAAGAAAAACTAGAAGAGCAATTTCATCTACTATTAATACTACAACTAATGTAGTTACTGCCCCAACTGATTTTTATACTATAAATTTAGAAGCAGATAATATTATTGGTATATTAGATATTAAAGATTCTGATGGTAATGAGTATTTTGAAGTACCTTATTTAGGTGAAGATATGGTATTTGATTCTATTAGAAATACTAATCCTAATGATCCCAATTTCTTTAATGATACTGATGCTGCTTATTTACTTAAAACTAAACAAGTAGCTAGACGATTTGTTACAAGATTTACCTCAGCTACAAATTTACAAATCCAATTTGGATCAGGTACAAGTAGTGATATTACAGAAGATATAATTCCTAATCCTACAAATGTAGGTATTGGTTTACCATTTGAAAAAAATAAATTAACAACAGCATATTCACCTACTAATTTTATATTTAGTAATACTTATGGTATTGCACCATCTAATACAACTTTAACTATTAGGTATTTAACAGGTGGTGGTGTTGGAGCTAATGTTCAAGCAAACCAATTAACTGTACTTGATAGAAGTAATGTTAAATTTGTAAATAGTAACATTGCAGATTCTACAATAGCAACTACAATTATAAGTGGTACAGCAGCCCAAGGTGGTTTAAATTGTACTAACTTAATAGCAGCAACAGGAGGATCAGATGGCGATTCTGTAGCTGAGTTGAGATTAAATACTTTATCATCATTTGCAAGTCAATTACGTAATGTAACAGCAGATGATTATTTAGTAAGAGCTTATAGTTTACCTTCTAAATTTGGTAGTTTAGCAAAAGTA